GTATATCGTCATGTTCCAATGAATGGAGATACTGCTGGTCTTTGTGCTCACACTGATGGAGTTGCAGACCCTTGGTTCTCTCCTGCTGGTTTCAATCGTGGAAATGTTCGTGGTGCAATTAAATTATCTTACAATCCATCTCAGGGTGAAAGAGATCAATTATATCGCTTTAGAGTTAATCCTGTTGTTAACTTCCCAGGCCAAGGTGTGGTTCTGTTTGGTGACAAGACTGCTCTAGCAAAACCAAGTGCATTTGATCGTATTAACGTGCGTAGGTTGTTCTTAGTTCTTGAAAAAGCAATTGCAACCGCAGCTAAGTTTCAACTATTTGAGTTCAATGATGAATTTACAAGAGCTCAATTCCGTAACTTAGTAGAACCTTTCTTGAGGGATGTTCAAGGTCGCCGTGGTATCACTGACTTTAAGGTAGTCGCTGACGCAACAAACAACACAGGCGAAGTTATTGATCGTAATGAGTTTATTGGTGATATTTACATCAAACCAGCTCGTTCTATTAACTTTATTACCCTAAACTTTATCGCAACTCGTACAGGGGTTGCCTTTAGCGAGGTAGGAGGTTAATCATGGCTAATATAGATGACTTTAAAGCTAACTTAATCGGTGGTGGTGCAAGAGCTAACCAATACAGGGTTACTATTACTCCCCCACCCGGCATTGCAATTGGACTTGATGTTCGTAGAACTTCATTTCTAGTTACTGCTTCTAATTTGCCCGCTTCAACATTGGGTGAAATTCCTGTTCCTTTTCGTGGAAGAAACATTTATGTATCTGGTGATCGTCCAGCTCCTGAAGCATGGACTACTACCTTCATGAATGATACTGATTTCATGATTAGAAATGCAATGGAAAGATGGCAAAACGGTATCAATGACTATGCTGAAAATACAGGTGTTGTTGCTCCTGCTGATTATCAAACTGATTTGACTGTAGAACAGTTGGATCGGGATGAAACTGTATTGAAGAGTTATATCTTCAGAGCAGCATATCCATTGACAGTTGGTACGATTGAACTAACAAATGCTGAAGCAACTGAGATTGAAACCTTTGAAGTAACTTGGCGATATCAGCACTTTGAACCTTCTGGAGTTTCGTTCTAATTTACCTACTAAATAGAACGTAGGAGAAATATAGAATGGCTGAACTTTTCGGGTTCCGTATAGAAAGACCAAAAAAAGCAGAGGGTAGTGTACCATCATTCACTACCCCCACTGCTGACGACGGCACACTTGATATTGCTGGCGGTGGTTTTTTTGGACAAATATTAGATACTGATGGTAGAGAGAAAACTGATTTAGATTTAATCAGGCGATATCGTGATATCGCACAACAACCAGAATGTGATACTGCAATTGAAGATATTATTAATGAGGGTATCGTTTCAAATGAGGATGATCAAGCAATACAAATTACTCTTGATCGTTTACCTTATCCAGAAAAAATAAAAAGAAGAATAAGAGAAGAGTTTGGTGAAGTATTGAGGCTCCTTCATTTTGAGCAGAAGGGTCATGATATTTTTAGGCGTTGGTATGTCGATGGTAGATTATTTTATCATAAGATTATTGACACTAAAAATCCAAAACAGGGTATTATAGAACTTAGGTATATAGACCCAACAAAAATTAGAAAAGTACGTCAAGTTAAAAAAGCTAAGAGTAATAACACTGGCGTTGATATGATTGATAAGATTGATGAATACTATCTTTATAATGAAAAAGGTTTATCTTCTGCTGGAACAGGTGGCGGTGGTACTGGTTTAAAGATAGCTCCAGATGCAATATCATATGCACCATCTGGCTCAGTTGATGGTAACTCTGGTAGAGTTTTATCATACTTACATAAAGCAATTAAACCTGTCAATCAATTACGTATGATCGAAGATGCTCTTGTTATCTATCGTATATCACGAGCTCCAGAAAGACGTATCTTTTATATTGATGTTGGTAATCTTCCAAAGATTAAAGCAGAACAATATCTCAAAGATGTTATGAATCGTTATCGTAACAAATTGGTATATGATGCATCTACTGGAGAAATCCGTGATGACCGAAATCATATGTCAATGTTAGAAGATTTTTGGTTGCCTCGCCGTGAAGGTGGTAGAGGTACAGAGATCACTACTTTGCCGGGCGGTTCTAATCTTGGTGAAATTGATGATATTACTTATTTCCAAAAGAAACTTTATAAGTCTTTGAATGTTCCCATCTCTCGTATGGATTCTGAAGCAGGGTTTTCTTTAGGAAGAGCTTCTGAAATAACAAGAGATGAACTTAAATTCTCTAAGTTTGTGCAACGTATTCGTAAGAAGTTTGTACCTTTATTTACAGACATTCTTAAAACACAACTTCTATTAAAGGGTGTTATTGCTCCAGAAGATTGGGCTACGATGCAAGAGCATATTCAATATGACTTTCTACAAGATGGTCACTTTGCAGAGCTTAAAGATGCAGAACTTCTTAATGATCGTATTCAAACACTTGATTCAATTCAATCATACATTGGTACATTCTTTAGTAAAGAATATGTACTGAAAAAAGTATTACGTATGAATGATGCAGAGATTGCAGAAATGAATGATCAGATTAAGAAAGAGCTTACTATTGACCCATTAGATGGTGGAATAAGTTTACCAGATGGTGGAGATGGAATTACACGTTATCCACAAGATGGCAGTGGTGGTGTTGTTACACCTGATCAAATGCCAGATTATGAAGAACCAGAAAAAGAAGGAAATTAATTATGAGTAGAGAATTTGTAGACGCAATTTCATCAGGAAATAACATAGGCGCAGAAGAAGTATTTAAATCTGTTGTAGGTGCAAAAGTTGGTGATGCTTTAGAAATAAAGAGAAAAGATTTAGCAAACACTTTTGTAAAAACTATGTCAGTAGAAACAGAGGAAAGCGATGACTCAGAAGTTTAGTGGAGTGTATACATCCGTAATAGAGAAGGATGAACACAAAAAATCCAAGGAATATAAGAAACTTTCACCTAAGATGAAAGATGCTATAGATATTATATTTCAGAAAATGGATTCTAAACCTTCAGATTTCCTAAATAGTTTTGAAAAAAGTATAAAAGAAGTATCAAAAAAATTTAAAGTATCGGAAAAAGAACTTTTAGGTTATTTTGAGAAAGAAATGTTGTCGATTTAAGGAGTTAAAGAATGGCTTTTGCAACAAGAACATTGAGAGACACACCTGTAAATAATCCAGGCGCTGGTGGATTTGTCACCATCTTGGTTGATATCGAAGATGATACAACTGCAAATAACGCTATTCTAGATGCGAGTGCATTAGCTGGACACGCAAACGGCGCAAAACTACATCTCAATCGTATTTGGTGGTCATTAGTACAGGGTACAGCAGATGATGATACTGGTCACGTAGAAATTATAGAAGTTGGTGCAGCTGCAAACAATTCACAAGATTCTACACAGTTTAGATGTGCTGGTACAGGACACTATGACGGAACTGCTAGTAAAATTGCAGGGACAGCCGTAAACACTACTGCAAGTTCTGGTGATCATGAAGCTAGTTGTTTCGGTACATCTGGTACGATCATCATCGAATTTAAGAAAGACGAAAACTATACGTCATAGGGGATATGAGATGCAGACCGTAAAATTATTTTCAGAATCCGTTGAAGAGGTGGAGTATATCACCGAAGAAAAAGAAGGCGGAAAGAAAGAATACAAAATTAGAGGCATTTTCATGCAGGCTGATATCAAGAACCGTAATGGTCGAGTATATCCTATGGAAATCCTTAATAACGAAGTTACTAAGTATAACAAGAATTTTATCAAAGAAAATCGTGCCTTTGGGGAACTGGGACATCCAGACGGACCAACCGTCAATTTGGAACGAGTGTCCCACATGATCACTTCTTTGACCCCTGATGGTAAAAATTTCATTGGTGAGGCAAAAATTATGGCCACACCAATGGGTGAGATTGTTAAGAACCTCATGGATGAAGGTGCTAAGTTAGGCGTTTCATCTAGGGGCATGGGAAGTTTGGACCAAAAAAATGGTGCTAACTATGTGAGAGATGATTTTTACCTTGCAACAGCTGCTGATATTGTTGCCGATCCTTCTGCCCCTAATGCTTTTGTTGAGGGTATTATGGAAGGTAAAGAGTGGGTTTGGAACCACGGATCGTTAGTTGAAGCACACGTTGCTAAGTTAAAAACAGAATTTGACGTTAAAACCCGTCAAAGAGAGGCGAACAAAGAAGCTTTAGAGTTCGCTAAATTCCTCAAAATGTTGTAAAGTATAAATAATATAATTGCAAAAGGAGACATTCCATGTCCGAATTAGAACAAACAATTGAGGAGCTTGAAGCAGAGGTATTGGCGGAACTAGAAGAAGCCAGTCAACCATCCGATTCGGGTGGAAAAGCAGATGCTCCCAAAAAAGTAAAAGATGAGGTCAACGACGAAGAAGACCTCGGCGGTGCAGAACCCGAAGCAAAAGTAGAGAAGGGTGCTGACGAAGATCGTAAAGAAAAAGAACTTGGTAAGAAAGCATCTGCTTCTGCTAAAGCTGTTTCTGGTGATGCACAACAGAAAAGTGCTGGTAAATCTGATGGTCCTCAGAAGCTTGCTGCATCTCACGAACCAGAAGAAGGTGAAGTTGTTTCAGAAGCAAAACTTACTAAAGCACAGGCAATCGAACAGATTGGTAAGATGAAGAAGTCTGAAATCGAAGAGATGCTTGCTTCTCATGCTTCTAAACTTGCTGAAGCTGGTAAAGCTCAGACTGAAGAAGAACTTGAAAAACTTCAAGCTGAGAAAGATGCTATCGAAGAGAAAATTAAGTCAATTAACGTTGCAGAAGATGTTGATGCTCTAATGGCTGGTGAAGACCTCTCCGAAGAATTTAAAGAAAAGGCTGCAACAATTTTTGAGGCAGCTGTTAAATCTAAGATACGTAGTGAAGTTGTGCGAATGGAAGAAGGCTACAGTGTTGCTCTTGATGAAGCTACTGATACAATAAAAGAAGAATTGTCAACTAAAGTTGATAACTATCTTGGTTACGTTGTTGAAGAGTGGATGAAGGAGAATGAACTTGCTGTTGAACGTGGTCTAAAAGGTGAAATCGCCGAGGACTTTATTGTTGGTCTAAAACAATTGTTTGAAGATCATTACATTGATGTTCCCGACGAAAAGTATGACGTTCTGGAAGCTCAAGCAGAAAAGATTGCTGAGTTAGAAGAAAAACTCAACGAAAAGATTGAAGAAAACGTTGAGAAAAGAAAAGTGGTTGAATCTCTAACAAGAGAACAGATTACCAGTGAAATTTCACATGATCTGGCTAGTACTGAAGTAGAGAAATTCAAGTCGCTTACAGAAGATGTTGATTTTGTTTCTGAAGATTCCTTCCGGGCCAAACTAGACACCTTGAAAGAAAGCTATTTCCCAAAAAGTCTTGGGGAAGCACAATCTTTCTTAATTGATGATGAGAATAGTGAGACTGCACAGGACATTGATACGACTGAAAGCATTCGTGCTTACATGTCGGCAATCAGTCGTACAAAGAGTGCATGATTTTTATAAATAACTGTAGAAAATAATAAGGAGAAACTCAATGTTTCAGACAGAACATCTACAAGAAAAGTGGGCGCCCGTCCTAGAACACCCCGATCTTCCTAAGATTGAGGATGCTTATAAACGTGCGGTCACAACCGTTATCCTAGAAAACCAAGAAAAAGCCATGAAAGAAGATGCAGGGTTCCTTTCGGAAGCTGCACCTACTAACTCCACTGGTGGTTCCATCTCAAACTGGGACCCAATTTTGATCTCGCTCGTTCGCCGTGCCATGCCTAACTTGATTGCGTATGACATTTGTGGTGTTCAGCCAATGACTGGTCCTACGGGTCTGATCTTCGCAATGCGTGCTTCGTTCCTGTCTTCGGATGGTGCTGAAGCTCTCGTTGATGA